AGCACCGCGCTTGATTAACTAACAAGGCCCACAAAGGCCATAAATTCAGGAAGATATTAAATGAAAATGAAAACGAAAAAATTTGGCTTGGGTGGCCCAACGAGCTATTCGGGCGAAGACGATGGCGAAGGCATGAAGATGTCTACCCCCCGAGGTCAAACTAAGAGCAGCCCCAGTTTTAACGAAGCTTTCCGCGCTGCACGCAAGGAAGGTCTCAAAACCTTTAAGTGGAAGGGTGGCAACTATGGCACCGAGTTGGCTAGCGAGTCCAAGAAGCCGAGCAAGGCTACTTTCACCGCCGTTGCTGCTCCTCCTCCTAAAGCTGCTGACGCTCCTAAAGCTGACACTCCTGCTCGTCGTGNGCCACCCACTACTGTTCGCGCTAAGTTGCCTGAAGGCTATAAGCCCAAGGTTGGCTCTGGTCGTTACGACGATCCGGAATCGAAATACGTAGATCGCCTGCTGTCGCCTCTTAAGAAATTCTCCGACATCTTCGGTCTGCGAGAGCAAGAGAGAGTTATGCGCGACATGAACGTAGACCGTGCGGAAGCCGCTAAGCGGCTTAGCAATCTTAAAGAGATGGAAGAGGGTGAGGGCATGCGCCGTGGTGGCAAAGTTAAGCGCTACGCTTCTGGCGGCTCCGTCTCCTCGGCTTCTAAGCGTGCTGATGGCTGCGCCGTCAAGGGCAAGACTCGCGGTAAATTCGTCTAATTAGGGGCAAATTAAAATGATGAACATGAAGATGAAAATGAAGATGAAGATGAAGAAAGGTATGAAGGACAAGATGGGTCGCGCTATGCCGATGCGTGGCGACATGGCCGACAAGATGGGTCGTGCTATGGGCATGAATATGGGCGGTATGGCCTATTCTAAGGGCGGTTCTGCTTCGAGCCGTGCTGATGGCGNTGCTCGCAAGGGCAAGACCAAGGGNAAGATGGTCTGATGGCAAGCGCAAAAAAGTCCCTCAACCCGATGGACGACCTGACTNCACGACAGAATCTTCCGTCCAAAGAGGGCGCGAAGGAGGTTGCGGCNCAGCGTCGTGCTGAAGAGGCCGCCGCTGCTGAGCGCCGTCGTAAGGCTGCGGCTCGTGGTGCTGCTTCGTCTGATGCGAAATTTAAACGGGCCGCTGAGGATGAGGAGCAGGCAATGAAAGATAAACAGTCGAAAGGCGCTTATGAGCGTACGAAGGTTGAACCGTTTCGTAAAGGTGGTATGCCTGACTTGACCGGCGACGGTAAAGTAACCCGCGCTGACGTTCTTAAGGGGCGTGGCGTGTTCAAGCATGGCGGCAAAGTTAAGAAGATGGCTGAAGGTGGAGCTTCAACGGACAAGCCAGAGCGCAAATCTAGCGGGTTTAAAGACTTGTTAGGCACTCTTTCACCTCTTTACGGAATGATGTCCGGTAAGGGCCTTTTTGGTAAAAATGATATTGGATTACTTCCTGCTTTAGCNCGTCGTGCNCGTAAGNNNCGTGCTGATGGCAGTGAAATGACGGATGCTGAGGAAACCGTTGATGCTGCAAGTAGTGGCGCAGCGCCTCCTACAATGCGTCGTGGCGGTTCGGTCAAGAAGTACGCTTCCGGCGGCTCCGTCTCCTCTGCGTCCAAGCGGGCTGATGGCTGTGCCGTCAAGGGCAAGACCAAGGGAAGGTTTGTCTGATGATGCCGTCGCGTGGTATGGGTGCTATGTCTCCTAGCAAGATCCCCTCGTGCTAAGCGTCGTGGGGACAATCGGCACGCCGAGGGTGGCAAGGTAGAGAGCAAGGTCAACGCAGCCGGGAACTACACTAAGCCGGGTATGCGTGAGAGCATGTTCAAGTCGATCAAGTCTCGGGCTGTGCAGGGTACTGGCGCAGGCGAGTGGTCGGCGCGAAAGGCGCAGTTGCTTGCCAAGAACTATAAGGCCAAGGGCGGGGGATACCGCGATTGAAAGCCCCACAGCAGTCCCTCAAAGCTTGGGGTGATCAAAAATGGAGAACGAAAAGTGGTAAACGATCTTCTGACACGGGTGAGAGATATCTACCAGAAGCTGCGATCAAGGCTCTCAGCCCTGCTGAGTACGCCCGAACTTCTGCCGCCAAGCGAAAAGGCAAGGCCCAAGGCAAGCAGTTTGTCGCGCAGCCCAAAAGCATTGCTGCTAAAACGAGCAGCTACCGCCAAAAAGGCAAATAAGGGTACAAAGTAACTATGGAAACCGTAGAGCTTCTAATCAAGGCGTGGCCTATATTCTTAGGGTTCATTACCTTGGTTGTACTGCTTGCTAAGATGGATGGCCGTCTTGCCACGGTCGAAGAGAAGATCAAGACTTTGTTTGAGTTAATCAACAAGAAGATGGGACGGTAATGGCTGACAAGACTACAGCTACGACTGATTTCAACCTCGACCTCAACACCATCGTGGAAGAGGCTTTCGAGCGTTGTGGCGCGGAACTGCGTAGCGGTTACGATCTGCGTACGGCCAAGCGTAGTCTGTCCCTGCTGCTAATGGACTGGGCCAACCGGGGTATTAACCTGTGGACGCTTGAGCAGGATACGCAAGTCCTGACCTACAACGTCGGGACCTATGACCTCGCTGTCGATACGGTGGACCTGCTGGACCATGTGATCCGCACGGGTACGGGTACGAATCAGGTTGATATCAACATTAGCCGGATCTCCTCCAGCACCTACGTTTCTATCCCGAACAAGAACGCGACGGGGCGTCCGATCCAGATCTGGATTAACCGGCGCACAGGCGCAACCGGTGCCAATAATGTCGTGGTCTACCCGCAGTTCACGGTATGGCCGTTGCCCGATAACAGCACCCCGTACACCCTGTATTACACCCGTTTACGCCGTATGTTCGACGTGGGTAATGGCATCAACGGCCAAGACATCCCGTTCCGCTTTATGCCCTGCATGGTTGCGGGCTTGGCTTACATGCTCTCGATGAAGATTCCCGGCGCTGATGCTAGGATGGCGGCGCTCAAGGCCCAGTACGACGAGGCTTGGGACTTGGCGGCTGGCGAGGATCGGGAGAAGGCTGCGGTGCGGTTTGTGCCCAGACAGAGCTTCATCGGGGGTTACTGATGCCTAACCGGTATGCAAGTGGTAAAAATGCTATTTCGCAGTGTGATCGCTGCGGGTGGCGCTTTAAGCTGAAGGAGCTTAGGCCGCTTGTCATCAAGACCAAGAACGTCAATATCCTCGTTTGCGGGGCGTGCTGGGAGCCTGATCAGCCGCAGTTGTCGCTCGGTCTGTACCCGGTGGACGACCCGCAGGCGCTGCGTAACCCTCGTCCGGACACAACTTACTTTGCACCCGGCAATGACGGCGCGGGTGGTAGTAGAATGATCCAATGGGGCTGGAACCCCGTAGGAGGGGCCTCTGCAGATGATGCAGGGCTGACCCCGAATTATCTCGTATCCAAGGGGTACGTAGGCGATGTAACGGTCGTAACGACCTAGGAGTACTAAGATGGGTAAGCCTGATTTCAAGTTCGCCGATTGGAGCATGAATCCAATTGGCAAGTACAAGCAGCCTGAGCCGAACAACGCCTCGACGGGCGAGAACGGCTATCCTGAGACGAACATCAATGCGGGCGTGACCCACATTGAGATGCAGGGTGCGGGCGCCGCGACTAAGGGTCGTAAGTTCATTGAGGGGGTTAACCTCGACAAGCGCAGCTTGGCTGGCGTGCTGACGCGTCAGGGCAAAGAGAAGTAATACTTTTAGACCATGAACTACGCAACGCTCACCACACTGGTACAGCAATACTGCGAATCGACTGAAACGTCGTTCGTAGCGAACATCCCTACCTTTGTGGGGCTTGCGGAAGAGCGTATCTATAACTCGGTTCAGATCCCGGCGATCCGTCGCAACCAAGTTGGTACTTTGTCCATCAACAACAAGTACCTGACGCTACCGAGTGACTGGCTTGCGACGTTCTCCTTGACGGTGATTGACCCGACGACGAACGCTCAGGAGTTCTTGCTCGACAAGGACGTGAACTTCATCCGGCAGTCTTTCCCGGACCCGGACGATACGGGTATCCCGAAGTATTACGCGATCTTCGACGATGACAGCTTGATCTTGGGGCCAACCCCGAATGCTGCGTATCAAGTAGAAATGCATTATTACTACTATCCGACGAGCATCGTGACTGCGGGTACGACGTGGCTTGGGGACAACTTCGAGAATATTCTGCTCTACGGAACACTTCGTGAGGCTTACACCTATCTCAAGGGTGAGGCTGACATGATGCAGTACTACGAGCAGAAGTATCAGGAAGCCGTTGGTCAGTTGACCCGCCTTGGCGA